GTGTCGGCGCCTGCACACAGGCGAATAAGTTCCGCGCCGCCCGGTGCGTCCTTGCCTGCAGGCACGAGCAAGTCATCAAGGTCGGCCCACAGTTGCCAATCGCCCGTTGCCATTGACCATGCCTGATTTCTCGCCGCCGCAAAGTCATCGACGTGCGGCCAATCGCGCGTTTCGCCTAGCGCGTTTTCGTAAACACCCAGCGCGCACTTTTTGTTATTCTTCCGGCACCATTCTTTTGCAAGCGACAGCGTGCGGTCTGGCGTGACGCTGCCTACGGCGCGCACTAAACACAACTCGTCAAAGGCGCCAGCAAACGAGTCGAGAAACCCAATGACCGCTGGCTCTTCATTGCCCGTGATGCAGCACAACGAAATCTTTGGCGTGCTCATTCCTTTGCTCCTTCCACGGCAAAATCAATCGCCTTACCAAGTCCGCGATGCGTTGGGCGCATTCGTTCTAGTTTCGCAATTGTCTCTGGCTTTACTCGCTGAGTCGGAAGCTGCACACGGTTTATCCGAAAAGTTTTAGAGACAGGCGCGAGGTCAGCCCGTTTTGTCGTTTTCGCCATAAGCAACGCAAACCACACGTCGCCAGCTTTGTCACGACGTTTCATCATGCGCCCACAAAAAAGCCGCCCCGTTTTCGGGGCGGCTTGTTGAAACAACAACCCAAGCTCAGGTGAATTGCGTGACCAGCAACTGTGCGCCCGAAGCCATAACAACTTTTTCGGCGACGTTCTGCCGAGCGCGGATGATGACGCTGCGAATGTCTTCCTCGCGGTAGCTTTCCACTTGGAAAATGGAGGCGTCCTCGTTCCAAAAGAGCGTGAAGCCCGTGGAGCCGTTGAAGTATTGCTCCTGCGTGCCACCGGGAACGCAACGACCGAGCCACACATAGGTGTCACCCCAAATGCTGGACATAACCGGCGACGCGGCGCCCTGTTTGGACGTGTCGTAGGCGGCGGCGCCTACAAGCACTTCTTTAAGGTCGAGACACTGCGCCAGCGCCTCGCGGGTAAGAACAAGCTGAGAGTCGGTCGAGATCGTGCCACGGATGCGGTTCTGGATGCGAGTCGAGGCGCGAACGCGATTGAACATCGCAAGCGACATGACGGCGGTGAGTCCTTCGGTTGATTCGCCGCGCCCTTGAATCGCCTGCTTGGCGGTGTCAATGTCAAGGCCAAGGTCGAACGTCGAAAGATTCGTGGTGGTGTAGGCGGTCGCCGAGGTCGTCAGCGAGAACACCGCAGGGTCAAACACCTTAGCGGCAACACGAATTTCGTGCGCAAGCTGCACCTGTCCGAGCGCGCGGCGCGTCTCGGTAGCTTCCAGCGGGAAAAAGCGCGCGACGTCAGCGGCATTGGAATCATCAACCGGCGTTTCGATTCCGTATTCCTGACAGGTGTAGTTGTCAGAGAAAAACGAACGGGCAATGCGCGCGTAGTTCGCGCTTGGGCCACGGCGCTTCACCTCATTGCGGAGGAGCGAGCCAGAGGTCACGGAGATGTAGGGATATTGCCCCGCTTTCGCAGTCACCGGAAGCGGAGGCAAAACCTTCGGTCCGATGTAAAGTTCGCTTTGAAGGTAAGCTTCCTCCGCGACGCCGCGAAGGTCTGCACGAAGTTGAGTTCCGCCGAGTGATTGCATGGTGAAAGGTGTTTAGCTGCTGGTGATGGTTGCGGTGCGTGTCGAAATTAGGCGCCGATGCTCGTGAACATCTGAACCTCAAACAGATTGCCGTTCTGCGTGTTGCCGGTCGTCTCAACAATGGAGCCGACGATGCGGCCACCGTTAGTCGTGCCGACAAATCCATTGGTACCGGCGACCTGTCCACCCGTGACGGCATACACCAGATTGCCAGCGGTAAGCGGCGTGCCGGTGACACTGACGGGAACGGTGCCGGCGCCCCAAAGTCGGACGGCGGGGTTTTCGTAGGCGTTAGCGGTTACGTCCTCAAGCAGCACGCCGATGCCGAACTGATTGATTGGGTTCGGGCGAATGTTGCCGTCAGTGTGAAGCTGGACCACAGTCCCTTTGCTCATGGCAACGGTGACCGGGAAAGTGCGGGTGAGATTATTGGCGGTGGCCATGTGAGCGAGTGGTTAGCGAGCGGTGAAGGTGCGGGCGGTGCTGTGTCGAAACGATCAGGCGAACTTAAGGTCGCGGTTGGCGGCGCGGAAAGCCGCGTAGCCCTTCGGGTCTTCGGACATGGCGAGCGAGAAAGCTTTGACCTGCGATTTGGTAGAGGCGAAATGCTTCTTGGCGACAGTCTCGAAATTGTCAGCGGCGCTAGGCGCGCTGACAACGGGAGCGCCGCCGCCATCGGTGCGCACGCCGGCAGAGGTGCCAACGTGCTTAGCAAATTCCTTTGCGACGGTCTGCGCGGTAAGCTCAATGCGTTTGTTTTCGTCGCCGAGCTTCGCAGAAAACTCTTTCACGGAAGCGTCGAGCTTCGCAGAACATTCAATCAAGCCATCAGAGGCCGACTTCACGCCGCCCTCCATCGCCGCAAGTTTCGTCTCAGCCGCAGCCAAGCGCGAAGTCATTTCGGTCGTAGCGGAGGCGATGAGCGCGGCGCATTGTTTGAGAATTTCTTCAGGCGTCATGGGTGAAATGTTACTTGCGCCGCCTGCGTCAACTTCCACTTCGGTCTCGACGCTAACCATTGCCGAGAAAAGCCCGGTGGGATTTGCGGCAGGAACATCGACCAGCGCCGCGTTGTAAATCTCGGTGCAACGAGCGAAGTTGCGCCCGTCGCGCGTCTCGGTCGGACCGCTGAACGCAATGCTTAAGCCAAACGTGTCGGGCATCGTCTCCGCCATTTCGAGGAGCTTGTCGCGATTTGGCTCGGTCGCCAAGATGTGCAGATCGGCGCGCACCTTGCCGTCCTCGACTCGAAAATTGCGCAGCGTGCCGGTCGTGCTAAAAATGGAATCCGAGCTTTTGGTGTGTCGGTCCACTACCTTCAACCCGCCTGCAAAATTCCGCGCGCATTCCGCAACCTGCGAAAGCGTGATGGCGTCGATGTGCTCGCCGTGTCCCTTGGCGACGCCTTCCGTGATTACGGCCACGCCGCGAATGATTCCGGCGACTTTATCGACAGAGCCGGTGAACTGCGTGGCGAAGGCGTGCTGCTTAGTCGTGGTCATGCCACAACGCGCGCGTCAAAACCCGAGCGAGATCCAGCGCCCGCTACTCTCGCTGCGCATTTGTTGAAGGCGGGTGGCGTTCGGCCACTGAGATACGGCTACCATCGCAGGCGCTGAAATTGGTGTTTGCGTTGCTCGTTTTTGTGAAACGCGCACAACGACTTTATTGCATACGGGCTGGCGCCCGTGCAAGTTTTTTAAGACTCCCAACTTGGCCGGCGACTCGTGAGCTTCTGAGGTTCACGGTTTTAAGAGTTGCCAGATTTTCCGGTGAGTCCTTCACCGCTTTTTACGCTCGGAGTGTCTTGTCGATACCCTTTCGGAAATCTCGCCAAATCCACCTGTGGTCGTCAGTCGGCGACGTTGCCCCGAATCTCAGCAACTCCTAGTCGCGCTAACGGCTGGGAGGTCGCTCCGTTGCGAGGAGCCTACGCACGATGAATTAGGTCGTGAACGCAACCAAGCCTGTCGAGGCACCGTTGTAAACTCTAAAAATGAAGCCGGCCCACTCCGCAAAGAGTGAGCCGGTTCATAATTCATCGTGCTGCCTGATGAGGGAAATAGGACGAATGACTTGGGATTGCGCAAGCATTTTCGTGCGTTTTAGGAGCCAAGGGAAACAATTTTCCATTACTTGCAGAATGTTGTTTACATCGTGCAAGCAATGGGATTTGGTATGTGCATCGAGGCGATTCCACTCTGCGATTCCCGCAGAAACCCGACCCGAGAAACCAACCAACTCCAATGACCTCCACGATCAACGAATCTGTCGCGAAACCGGCCGTCAGCTACTACATCCGCGCCGAGTTTTTTTACTACGTCGGCACCTACGGCGCACCGCAAAATGGCGCGCTCCGCGATCAGGCCGGCGATCGGCTGGAGTTCGCGAGCCGCGAAGAGGCGGCTGCTCACCTTTGCGAAGAGAGGGACGAATGGAATTACGACACCGCGATGGGCTGCGAAGAAAACGCGTCGGGCAAGTACAGTTTCGCCGGAACTTACGTTTGCCGCCACGGCGAATACGCTCGGCCAGTGTATGCGATCCGCAAAGTTCCAGAGAGCGTCTCAAAAGACTGACCCACCGCCCTCCTCCCGCGCCCTGCGCGGTGGGAGCACGGTGCGGCAGACGACAGCTCCCGTCATTCCGACGAAGCATCCGAAGCAGCCCAATCAAAAAATACCATGTCCACGAACCTCATGACCGCTTCTCGCCAATGGGCGAGCCGCCCGCAAGATCAGCGTTTCACCAATCTCGCCGACCTCAAAGAGTCGGTCAATGCGCGCCGCCTGCGCTCGCGCTCTGTCGATGTTGATCTGTCTCGCGTTCACGTCGAGGTGCGAGACGGGCAGCTTGCCGTCAATTCCGCCATCGTTCCGTCTGCTCCCTCACATTGGGCGTTTTCGCAATTCGCCGGTCTGCTCAAGGCGCCTGCCAGCTACCTTCGCACGCTGCCTGACGACATTCTCGTGCCGGCGCTCAACCACGGAATTCAGAACGCACCGCGCGATGCCGTCAAATTTATGACCGTCAGCCGCGATGAAGGTCTGAACACGCTGCAAGCCGTCACTAGCCCCACCTACGGGCGCATTTGGGACGCTGATTGCGTCGATACGGTCGGACGCATCGTTGAGCGCACGGGCGGGCGCTTTTTCAATCCTAAGGCGTATGACCTCGCCACCGGCACGATCAAGCCGAGCGGTCTTTACGCCAGCGACCGCGACGTGTTCATGTTCATGATCGACGGCGGCTCGCGCCTTGACGTCGGCCCACGCGCCAAACTCAATCGCGGTTTCTTCGTGTGGAATTCCGAAGTCGGCGCTCGCACGTTTGGGCTGACGACGTTCCTGTTCAACGAGGTTTGCGGCAACCATATCGTGTGGGGCGCGCAAAACGTGAACACGCTTACGATCAAGCACACGCAGGGCGGTCCCTATCGCTTCGACAGCGAGGCGACGCCCGCGCTTGTGGCATACGCCGAGAGCAGCGCCGCTATGGAAGAGGCGACCATCCGCCGCGCCATGTCGCACGCGCTTCCAAAGGAAATGGACGACGTGATGAAGCTAGTCAGCCCGCAGAAAATTACGCGCAGCGAACTTAAGGAGGCGCTTGCTACCGCGATGCGCGAGGAGGGGCAATGCGCGACGCTGTGGGATTTAGTGCAAGGTCTCACGGCATACGCACGCGGCTTTGATTATGTCGATGCCCGCGTGGATTTGGAACGTCGCGCCGGCAAGCTCCTCAACATGGTCGCCGCCTGACGCACCTCCCGCCCCTGTGACAGAGGGGCGCACGGTGCGGCAGTCGCCGTTCCAACCCAACGACAGCAAAATCCAACAACCATGAGCATTAAAATCATTCCGAGCGGCGTGCCGTTCGTTCCCGAGGGTCGCGAAGGCGCGCAGATTACCGAGGCGCAATGCGTCGCGTTTCTCAGCGCGAAGGCGCGAGAGATCAAAGCCAAGTTCGGCGCGCAATTTTATGCCGTCTGTGAACTGCAGGTCGCATTTTACGGCGCAGAAAAAGACGGCGGCACCGTAACAGCGCGAGTGAGCAGCGGTGCACTCGAAAACGGTTACACTGCACCAACAATCGCGCAAGCATTTGCCCTAGCTGGCGAAAACTCGCCCGAAATCCGAGCGCGTATTAAGCGCACAACTGCGGCTGCGCTCATTGCCGAAGCCGAAAAGCTTGAAGCATTTTCCAAGTAATTTTCCCCATGAAAAACATCCGAGTTGAAATTAAAATCACCGCCATCGTTTGGGCGGGCGAGGACGTAGCCGCCGAAAGCGGCGCGCCACTGCGCGACCCTGACGCGGTAGAAACGGTGAGCCTCGCCACGGTGCGCGGATTGCCTAGCCTACCGTTTGCGGTTCCTCCGCACGACGCCGCAGGAAATTTGCTTGCCGGACTTCTTGCTAACACCGCACCCGTGATGGGATCGCGACTCAACCACGAGCTTCGCACAAAAGGTCTTTAATGAAAAAACAATCCGACACATCCTCCGCGTTCCCGGCTCTTGCGCCGCGCGGTCATCGCAAGCGCATCGGCAGCGAAGTGCGGGTGCTGCTCTCTTCAACAACCGTGGATGTGGACACAAAATTCCACCTCGGCATTTGGCAGATCGTCACTGGGCGCAATCTCGGCGGCGTGCTCGATGACCTTGTTGGTTTTGCAAAGTCCAAAGGCTACCCACGTTCCATCCATAAAAAAGCGGGCGCCGGGGATTCCACTCCCGCAGCGCCCGCACCAACTGCCAAGACAACAGCATCCTAATTTTCCTTTATCAGTCAATTCTCATCCAACCCATGAATACACACAACGAAACCCAGCTAGTTCACGCGGCGCAAATGCCGCTTGCCACGCAACCCGCAATGTCGCCGCAAGCGCCGAGCGTCGGCGCAATGCTCTCCGCCGTGATCGACAAAGGCGTGACTGCCGAAAACGTCGGCGCACTCGAAAAGCTTGTTGAGCTTTACGAGCGCATGGAGCAACGCAACGCCGAGAAGCAATTTGCGGAAGCTTTTGTTAAGCTGCAAGGCGAGCTTCCCGTGATCGTCGCGGAGACCGTCATTGCCAATCGCGGCAAATATGCGCGCTTTGAAGACGTGATGCACCAAATCTCGCCGGTGCTTGTGCGCAACGGATTTACCATTTCGTTTTCAATGGATTTCCGCGACGGGCGAATCCTCGAAACCTGCACGCTCGCTCACGTCGGAGGACACTCGCGCGCCAACTCGTTCGCGGTGCGCACCGGCAAAGCGGATTCCGACACTCAGGCTGATTGCAAGGCGGCGACGACGGCGAAGCGGAACGCGCTCTTGAACTGCCTAAACATCGTCGTCCGGCAAGACGCGCTGCAAAGCGAGGACGAGGACGCATCGCTTGAGGGCGCGTTCATCTCGGTCGAGCAAGTCTGCTTCCTCCGCGAGCTTGTCGCGCAAACGAAGTCCGACGTGGTGGCGTTCCTCGCATTCGCGGGCGCGGCGAAGTTTGAGGAGATCCCAACGTCGCGCTACGAGCGCCTTGTTGCGGCACTCCGCAGAAAGGCGAGTGCTCTATGAAAATCATCGACTGCAAACAAGGTACGCCCGAATGGCTTGCCGCACGTCTCGGCAAAGTCACGGCATCCGAAATCGGCGCGCTTGTCTCGCCGCTCGGCAAAGTGCGCACGGGCGACGGGCCACGTACTTACCTTTACAAAAAGCTTGCCGAAAAAATCCTTGGCGTGCCGGGTTCCGACTTCACGAGTTTTGGCATGGAACAAGGCATCATTGTCGAAAGCGAGGCGCGCGCGTGGTTTGCTTTTGAGAACAACGTCACTGTGCGCGAGGTCGGATTTTGCCAAAGCGACGACGGGCGCATCGGTTTTTCGCCAGACGGACTAATTGGCGAGGACGGCGGCATTGAGATAAAATCGCCGCAGCCGGCAAAACACATTGAATACCTGCTGAATGGCGTCGTGCCGGAAGACTACGTGCTGCAAGTCCAGTTTTCGCTCTACGTCAGCGGGCGCGCATGGTGGAAATTTCTTTCCTATTCGCGGCAGTTCCCGGCGCTCGTGGTTCACGTTGAGCCTGACGCAAAATTGCAGGCGGCAATCGGAACGGCTCTTGAAATCTTTCGGTGCGGATTCGACGCATCGCTCACGCGCATCACAGCAATGAAATCTGCGCACGAAGACCCAAGGCGCGAAGCCTACGAAGCAAAAATTGCAGCATGGGAAGCAGGCGGTCCAATTCCCTCGTAACAATTTTGTCAGCACATCAACCCAGCAAAAAGGAAAACTAAACATGGCCAAGAAAAAAGATAGCACAGCAGTCACCGGCGAAAAGCCAAAGGAAATTGAAATTGTCAGCGTGAAACGCACGCGACACAGCATTGTGATTCACTGGCGGCAAGGAAACGGCGATTTTAAGTTAGACGAGCGCGACAATCCTTTGCCGTCCTTCGGTGTAGCAATCGACGCGCTTGGGTCGATTGTTTCCTCTATTTGTCATTTCCCGCAATCCTACACCGCTGGGCTACGTGTCGCCGGTTTTGACCTAGGCAGCAAAGGCGGCGCAAGCACCATCGTCATCCGTGCAAAAAAGGATTTGGATGACTCGTCTAAGGAATTCGGATTTATTACGCCTGAGCGTTTCCTTGAACAACCGACCGAGGAAGGCAGTTATTCGCCACCGCTAGGTGTGGAAGCCGCCGCGCTTGTAGCCGAGTGCATCGCCGAGGCAAAAGCCTACGTAAAGGGCGACCGCGCCCAAGGTCAGATTGAATTGCCCGAGGGCGAGGATGGCAAAGGCGAGGACGACGAAGACAACAACACCGGGGCGCTCAAGTTTGCCGCTGCCGGTGCGTAGTAAGTTCAACAACAAAGCGCGGGCGCCGCTTTATGCGCCCAACAATTTCACATGGCTCCAACTGCCAACAATTCCACAACAAGAAATAAGGACGATGCCGCAATGCGCATTGCTCGCGCGCTCGTGCAGGCACGCGCCGATTTCCCAAAGGTCCGACCGGGCGGTGTGTTTACAATCTGCGACGCAGCCGAGTGCATCCGTAAGCAACTAGGCGCGGAGTTTCCCGAGGTTTGCAAAGTGCCGCGTGTACTAGTTGAAGGACGCGACGAAGTGTTTGATGCGCTCTGCATCGCCAGCGGATATGACCTCGCCATTCTTACGCGAGGCGCCGCTGGGCGAGTGGCGAAGGCGCGAGCGGACATTTTGCGAGTCTCGCCACAAGCGACCGCAACGCACGTTGCGCACGTCGCCAAGCGCCTTGCGGCAAAGTTCTCGGGTGCGCCCGTAACGCCGACAAGCATTGCGTCGCATTGGGCGGAGTTTGGCACGCCGCCGACCGCTGCCGAAAAAGCAAAGTTTGACCCATACAAAGAGCCGCGCGGCTGGCAGGACGTGCTACGCGCGCTCGGCAAAGCAAAAGGATGGGACGCGATGAGCGTCCTCGATTACTCAACCAAAGCGTGGGCGGAATTACCGCTCACGGTTCGACAGGAAATTGTCAGAGAAAACAACCAATGAAAACCAAACCAAAAAACGAATTCAAAAAACGATTACGCGCACACGTTTTAGCCGGAGGCGAACCGAAGGCGTTTGCACTCGACGCCGGAATGCATCACGGCACGGCTTCTAAAATGCTCGGCGGAATGGGCATTCGTAAAGTCTTTATTACCGATGAAGAACATCAGCATATTATTGTTCGCCGCTTAGGAGGTGCCGCATGAAAACCAAACCCCGCGCCCGCCGGATGTGGGCGATTTACGATCCAGACGGAGCGATCGGAATCTACGGAAAACGGAGCACCGCGAAGTATTTCAGGGGCTTCCTCGCTGGCCCAATCATCCCCGTCGCCGTCATCCCGGTCCACGAACCTACCGCCCTCGGGGACGCGATGGTGTCCGCGCTCGTCGCCATCGGCGTGCTGCCGAAGCCGCGCAAAGGAGGCCGCAAATGAGCACGCCCATAACCGAGGCGCACATTGATCTGGCGCTGCAAATAGCAGAGGCGCTTGCGCGTAGCGGAAACGTCGCTGCCGCTGAACTCATCGCCGACAGCGAGGCGGCTGCGGTGCAAACCGCCATGCTCCGAGAATACGGCAACCTCTCTGCAAGCAACGAGTCGCTCGCTAAGGAACGCGACCAACTCCGCGCCGAACTCGCCGCAACGGAGGACACTAAAACATGAGCACGCAAACAATAGTGCGACGGACAAAACATTCCGTTTACCCCGTTTTTTCATCCGAAGATAACGACTTGTCCGCTATGCTTTGGAGACGAGACAGGAATGGATATGCGAAAAGAACAACGCGATGCGAACGCGAAAACAAAAAACATAACCTAGGTGTAATTTACGCGCATCGGCTAGTTGCCGAAAGAGTAGCGGGCCGACAGCTAACATCGGCAGACATTGTTGATCACATCAATCGCGACATTGACAACTGCTCGCGACAAAACTTGCGAATCACGGACTGTTTTGGCAACGCACAAAACAGGACGACAAAGCACGGTGCAATGCGAGGAACAACATGGTTCAAGAAATGCAACAAATGGCAGGCGGGTGTTAATCACAAAGGGCGCTTCATTTATCTTGGCCTTTTTTCGGACAGACAAGAAGCAGCAACAGCGGCATTGAACAAACGAAACGAACTAAACTTTTTGAATACGAATGGAGGCGCGTCATGAAAGCGTGTCCGCGCTGCAATCATCCGCCCACTTGGCATTTTTGCTCTAACGTCTCGCGCGCCCGCAACGTGGTTTGCTTTACGTTTGTTGGATGCTCGCACGCCGAAGACTTTCGAGGCGCAGTTTTCTACGTTACGCCGGAAAAGGAACGCGGCGCTTTTGAAAAAAAATGGGACGCGCACGCCGAAAGTATGTTTACGGTTTACACGGCGCGATGGTCGGACGCCGAGCGCACGGCATTTCGCGTCCGTCTGTGGCCGGCTCCTGTCCCTGTTATTCCTGCGGTGTTAATCGTGTCGGCGGTTGGCGGCAACGAGGTTGTTGCTCAGGTTTTTCGTCATAGGGTCGAAGCTTCCGACGATTGCCCGTGGGACGAAAATGCCAAATGACCATCATTCAAAAAATTGTTTATGATTCGCTCCGCGCCTTCGATTACGCCTACGTCAGCACCGACGCGCGCGACGGTTCAATTAAAATGCTGCAACGCGCAAACTTGCATTGTGTTTGCTTGTATCAATCAGCGCACCTTTACGAAATCAGCGTTAAGGGCTCCTACGTCTCTGTCACTTTCCGTTAGCAACTAAACGTCAGAAAACCAACTCAGCCATGCAAAATTCCACGCCAGCAATTTCACGCTCAGTCGGTGCGCCTCGCAAGGTGCCCGACAGTACAATCAATGAAATCCGCCGCCGCGCCGCCGAAGGTCTTGTTTGGGGCGAGCAAAAAGTCATCGCCTACGAACTCAAACTTTCCACCGCTTTCGTCAATCAAGTCATTCGCGGTCATCGCCGCAAGGAGCGTGCCGCATGATCGCAAACATTTACAACGAGGAATCGGCTGCGTCACGAATGCTGGACATGGTTGCGCGTTGCGCGCCAAAATTAATGAAAGCGGGCGGCGGTGCTCTTTCGCGCGAATACGCTGTTCGCTGCCGCAGCGAAGGCGCCAAACAATGGGACAATCGCGCGCCGTGGGTTCGCACAACGCCAGAACAACGCACGCACGTTCTTGCGCTTGCGCGAGCCGGTCACATGACCGAGATAGAAATTTGCCAAGAGACAGGCGTAAAACAAAGCGCCGTGAATAAGCTGATCCGCAGCGAAGGTTTGACCGTACCGAAAGCGCGAAACACGGGAGGGAAAACGACATGAGCGAGCCAATACAAATCCCGACGCCGCGAACGCAGGTTTGTTTTGAATCGTCCGCATCAACTGTGGAGGCGCTACAAAAGGTAACGGAGCTTTGCGACACGCTGGAGCGCGAGCTTTCGCGCGAACGCGCAAAACTGCGCACCGCTCGCGCCGCGCTGGCGAGCATCGAAGAACAGTGGTGGGCAAACAACGACACGAACATGCACGCTTGCGGCAACGTCATGTTTACGCTCGCCAAAAACGCGCACGCCGCGACGGAGGACAAAACGTGACGCGCGACGAATTTACAACGCGGTTTCCGAACGCATCCGAAATGACGATTCGCCTTAATTGCAGCGACGCAATTAGCCGATGCGACTCTTCACCCGCGCCGCGCAATAAAACGTCTGTAAAGCCGCAGGAACGGCGCCCTGAGCGCAAGCCAAGCAAGCGCGTCCTGCTTCCACGGACGCGCAATGCCGGGACGATGACCGAGGGCGCCTATTGGGGCGCGCTTCGGTCAATGCTTCGGCAGTTCTCGTTGCGCCGATGGAAGCCGCGTTCCCTTGCGCTTGCCGCCGCCAAAATCCCGTTCAACGGTGCCGGCAATCAGCGGTTTGCGTGGCGTTGCTGCGCGTGTGCCGGCGCGTTTAAGCGTGACGAGGTGGATGTTGATCACGTCGAAAGCTGCGGCAAGCTTGGCGCGCATGAAGACCTTGGGCCGTTTGTCGCGCGCTTGCTAGCAGAAGACCCTAAGGCGTGGCGCGTGATGTGTAAACCGTGTCATCAGGCGCGCACTAACGCCGAGCGCAACGCCGCGTCGCCTAGCGTTTTGTCAAACGCTCCAAATCTGCTTTAGAGCGAGCATCAATTTGGGCAATTGTTTCGCGCGCATATTCTTTTGTGCGTTCGCCAGCAGACTCGCGCTCTGCCATATCCACAAGCATCGTTCGCGTAAGTCCTTCAATGCGCTGCGACAAATCGCCTAGTTTGGAACTTAGCCCTTCGCAGAGTTTGTTTTCCATTCGTTCAATTTTCCACATGAGCCAACCGCACACGATTCCAAGCGGACCATAGGTCAGCAGCGCGTTTGCGTTCTCGTTTATGATTTGGGCGATAAATTGCGTCACAACGGTCATTTTTTTTTCGGAGGTGGGATGACGGTGGTTTCTGGCAGTGAAATGTTTCGCGCTGCGCTGCCCGTTGCAATGATGCCTACCTCAAGAGTGGATGGTCCCCAAGGCGTGTTTACGGTCGATTTCACGTCTTGTCCGTAGGAGTCGCGAGGGAAGTTATGACAACCGCAAAGACTAGCGAGCAGAGCAATGGCGAGGATGCGAGTTTTCATGTGGCGGAAGATTTTTGCTCGGCGACAAACGGATTGGGAATCGGGTGAGAATCGTGCCAAACAACAAGTCGTTTTAACCCATTCCCGCCCGCAGAGCACGCAGCGGCAATGATTGCCGTTGAAAGTGAGCCGGGAGTAATAGCGCCCGATGCGGTAGCGGCAATGGCTCCGGTGCCTGCGCCTGCCGCCGTGCCGCCTCCAACGCCGGCAATGCAACCGTTGAGAAATACCGTTGCAGCTTCCGTGCACCACAGCACAAGTTTGTCCGTTGAGGGAGGCGTGATAGTCATTTTGGTTGAGGGTAGGTGATGCGGTTGGCTGGACTGTAAACGTAAGGGTCGGCGGGTGTCGGCGTTGTCACGCAGCCTGCAAAAGCAAACAGCAGACACGCAGCAACGATTGTGCGCAGCGTCATCATTGCGCGTAAACAAAAGTGATCGACGCCAACTCCTCGGGCGTCAGTTCGTTTTCCTCGCCGTCGCCGGGTTCGTAGGACTGGAAGACTCCCTCGTGATCCACGAACCACAGGATGCAGTGTCGACCATCACGGCGGAGGTTGTCGGTGGACGGGCGGGCGGTGTAGTGGAGGAACCCAAATGCGAGGGCGTCGTGATCGAGCTGCCCGGGCGAGTCGGCGGCTTTACAGGCAAACCCGGTCAGCCCGTGCGTGTAAACGAACAGGGCGTGGGCGCGGCAGTTGAATCCTCGGAGCACGTAGCGGGGGACGAGTTGCGTCTCTCCGCTTGCGCCAATGGGCCGAGAGGCGACAAGGGCCGGGGCGTTGAGGCGCAGCGCACGCACGCCAGCTTCCCACGTCGCGCTCACCCACTCGCGGCTCACGGTAGCGAACACGTCACCGTTGAGCGATAACGCCCACGGCGGCACGCTCCCAGCCGAGAAAGCGCCGACGAGTTGGGAGCGGGTGAGGAGCATGGCGGTCGGTTATGGGGTCGGCGCGGCAGCGGCAGCAGCTTTCGCAGCCACGTCCGCGTCATAGGCGGCCTTGACCTCAACCAAGACTTTGGCCACGAGGTCGGCGCTCAGGGGCACGTTGAACATGGCGGAGGTGTCAAGGCGCGTGGAGATCACCTGACCGGCGCTGTCAAGCAGCGTGACCGTCGGGTAGATTTGAAACGTGACCGAGCCGTCCGCGTTGATGGACGCTTCGGCCTGCACGCGCCCGGTCGTGATGACCGTGGTGACGCCGTTCTTGGTGGACTGCGCGAGGACGGCTGGGCTGGGAGCATCGGCGGCGGAAACAGCGGATGCGCAAAGCGCGACCGCGAGACTGAGGAGTGCGAGTTTTTTCATGGTTGGGAAATTAGTTCACCTTCAAGGCAATCCAGTTGTAGGTCGACGTGTCCGAGGAAGAGCCGGTGATCACCGCATTGCCGGCGTTCACCTTCACACTCGGCGTGTGGTCGCCAATGGTTCCGCCCGAGGTTTTGACCGACATGACGATGACCGTGTTCACGTCGATTGCCGTGCTCGTGATCGTCCCGGCGCCGCCGGTCAGCGTAACCGTGCCCGCTGCGGCGTTGGTGCCGGATTTGATGGAGACGGTCGTGCCAGCGGTGGACAAGCTCACCGCGCCCGCAAAGGTGGCAACAAGTGCGGTATCAAATCCGAGTGCCTGCACCCCATTGGCCATGATGCGAGTCGTGTCGCCAGTTGCGCCCGAACCAACCGTAGTTTGGACGCCCGTGAATGATAGAAGCGAACGATTGCCGCTCAGTTGCCGGTAGGTGTCGGACTGGAATTGAGTAGTTGCGGAGATAGTCGTGCTGCCCGTCACCGCGCCCGCGAAGGTGGCGGCGAGCGTAGAGCCGGTTAGCGTAAGCGCCGTTGATAACGCAGGCGAAAAGACGATGTTGCGTGCCGAGTTGAGCAGGATGTCTGTCGATACCTGTGGGGCAGTAAGGGTCAATCCCGCCGCGGTTCCAGCGATTTCTCCAAAGACAAAGCCGCCTTTTGTGAAATCAAGCACGCCGCCGTTTGTTGCGTGCCCAATGGTCAAAGTTTGATAACCAGCATAGCTTGACGTTACAGGGCCGCCAATTCGCACGTCGCCACCAAACACGCTCGCCGCTCCTGCATAGATGCCGCCCGCCACTTGCAGGGCACCGAAGCCGACTCCGGTGGAGGGGGTGGTGGAGCTCAATGAGGTTGTCGCAGCACTTAACGACATCTTTATTGAACCGTTAATGTAGAAATCCTGATTGGTGTCGCCCGTGATTATGTTGCCGGTCAGTCCGGTTGAATTGAGGTAGTTGGCTCCTTTGAATCCTCCCGTTGTGGCGCTGATAATCCCGCCCGCATTAACATTCCCCCCGCCAATCGCCACGTTGGTCGCCGCCGTGCCGTTCCCGATGGTGAGTGCGCCGACGGTGCTGGAGGAGGCGGAGGTGGTGTTCGGGATGTTGATAACTCCGCCAGAAGAAGCGGTCATCACATCCGCCGCTCCAAGTCCAGAATGAAGCCTAAAACTTGATCCGATAAAATACATCATCGGGACCGCGCTGTATGCTCCGCCAATGATGTTCGATGTATTACCGAGCGACAAAATGCCCCCGCTGTTATTCGATAGATTGAACGACGCTCCGCCGTTGGTTCCGCTGCCGCTTCCGTTCAGATTGATCTGCGTCGATGCGGAGCCGAGTCCGGTGGTAGTGTTGCCCCCAAAATAACTCGCCCCGCCCGCGTTGCCGCTCAGTCCGACGTTGGAGCCGACTTGGAGTGCGCCGCCGCCTGCGCTGGATGCGGTGGCGGTGGCGGTGGAGGTGATACCTACCGGACCAGCTGCGCCAATCGTCAGCCGCGACGTGGATGCAGTGCGGAAGTCGATGATGGATGCACCGGAGCCGCCGATGTTGAGGATGTTCGCTTGTGCGTCCGATGCGGAGTTTTGCAGGTTGAGCGCCGCGCCTGCCGTGGCTTGAATCTGCGTGGCTGCGGTGACTCCCCCAGCAGCGGAGACGACGCCTGCCGTCCGCAGCCCGCCCGTGCCGGAAATGTCCGTCGTCGTGCCGATTAGGAGGTTGCCGTTGCCGGTGATGCGAGCGACCGGAGTTGGCGCCGTGTTCACTGTCCCGATTAGAAAATCAATTAAGCTGCCGTTTGCCGACAGAGAGGACAGGATCGAAATTCCAGACGTGGAGTAGGTTGAGAGCGGGATTACTTGTCCGCCGTCATAATACCAGTTACTTGTGAAATACCCGCTGTTTGAAAAAGTGCCGACGTATGCTTTTACCGTTGATCCGCCACCGCCAAACGAGAGCGTGGCTGATTTGCTAGATGGCGTCGTGATTGACGATAGGTTATTGCCGCTCCCCAGCACCAGACTCGCGCCCGTGCTGCCGCCGGCGAGGGTGAGTGCGGTGGAGGATGCTGCCGTGACGGAGTTGACGCCCGTGAGTCCGCTGCTGTTAAACGCGACGCCTGTTCCGCTGCCGGGCCCAACCGTCATGACGGTCGTGCCGGCAAGATTCTTGAGCAGCAATCCGCCGCTTGCGTTTGCCGTCACGCTCGCGAGCGTTAACGCGTCAGTCGAAACCGGCACGAGCGAGCCATTGAACACGAAAACGGAATTGGCCGTTGCCGTGACGTTGCGCTGCAGGTTGTCGTCGTTTGCGCCGTTGCGCTGGTTGAGCAGAACGTCGTTTTCCGCATCTGCCGCAAGAATTGAGGAAGCGCCAACGATCAGCGCAAAAATAAGAACAAGTTTTTTCATGGGTAATTAAATCCTTACCACGTTACCGCAGCCCAACGCCGCCAAAGGTTTGTGTTGTAGCAAAAATACACATAGCCGCCCGAGAATGCAAAAGAGCCTTGAACCCCCGTTGAAGTAGGCGTTGCGGGCGCGGCAACTACGGCGCCGCTTCCGTTAATGCCGTTAATGCCATTGATGCCGGGAGAACCGGGAGCCGCGATGAGAGCAAAGCGAGCGTCGGGCGCTTTTTGATTTTCGGACGTTGGCGTGATGCCGCGCGAAGTTTGCAACGTCAGCAAGCACGCGCCGCGAAACGTGAAAATGTCGCCGCGCGCGTAGGTCGTTTCCGCGTTGTAGTTGCCGCGAAACACGTCAGCCCAGCTCGGCGTCGCCGGCTGCGCGCTTACAGGCTGCGCCGCCAATTCGCGCTTCACGATTTCGGGCAGCACCGCCGCCGATTCGTCTGCGTATTGCTTTACGGCATCGCGCGCCGCTTTTGCCGCAAACGCCGATAGCGTGTGATGAAGCTCGTCAAGGCCAATAAGCTTTTGCCTCTCCGCGAGCACCGCAGCAAAATGCCGCTCCGCAAGGACGCCAAGCTCAACGCGCATTGCGGCGCATTGCTTCACAATCTCGGACTGACTTGCTACGCGGTTGCCCGCCGAAAGCTCTGCAACGCGCACGGCAACGACGCCGATCAATTCCTTTTTTAGCTCAGGGAAAAGCCCTGCGTGTGATTCTAACTCACTGCCAAACGCGATGGCAAATTCCTCAAGGCGCGCAATGGATTGTTCAATGTTGCTCATGGTTTTGGCGCTTAGTTTCGTAGGAGTCGTTTGCTCATTGCGGCTAGTTTTTTCTCGCGCTCACGTTCGGCGCCAAGTGCGCGACGAACAGCTTGCACGCGCGCGCTCATTTCGGATGCATTTGACTCTTCAACGGTGCCGTCGGCGGAGGTTACATCGCCCGCAGCATTTACGCCTGCAGCCGCGCCAGACGTAAACAGGAATCCGTTTGGCGTGCTGCTGCCCAACATTGTCAACACGATGTTAAAATCCACCTTGAACTCTTCGGCAATGGCTTTTGCCTTCTGCAAACGGCTGCGCGTTTCAGCCTCAATCACAATGTCTTCGTCGTTTGCGTCCTCGCCGTTTTCGGCAAACACGGAAGCGCGCGAGCGAACACCTGCAGCAATTTCTCTGACCATCGCGTTTGAGTCGCGCCCGCTGTCGATAGTTACCCAAGGCGGAAACTGCCAGCCGCCGCGTTGCCAGTTTGGAATGTAAGGAATTTCGCCGTTGGCAATGCCTTCCATAAGGTAGGTATTTTTCACAGGGTCCATGATGCGCTCGCGCATATTGGTTTGCCGCCCTTGAATGACGCGATGCGCTTGCTGCAACTCTGCGCGCACGGCAGGGCCTGCGCCGAGCATTTGATACACGAAGCCATACGGCAGATTGCGCGCCGTGCAGATCAGCCGCACAAGCATGTCAATGTAGGTCTGAAACGTGCCGCTCGGTCGGTCGCTTTTAACGAAGTCCACTTTGCTCCCGGTCGGCGCCCACTGAATCATGCCCGGTTTCATTTCCTGCTCTTTCATCGACGCACCGTTGTTTATCGTGTCGGTGGAGGTGATGAGGTCGCTAGGGTCATTAAGCGGTGCGCCGCTCTCGGTGTAGCCGACAGCGCCGTGCATGTTCTCATATTTGGTGCCGATGAGACACGCTACCAAAACCTCTTTTAAGTCACGCGCTTCGTTAATGACGGGCGCAAACGGCGTGATGCCTCGGTATTGGTCAATCCGGCGCGGGTCAAAAAGGAAAAGAATTTCAGAGGCCGGAATTTCCTCTGGGTTGATGTATGCGTTTGCTTTTGTGCGTTGAAAGACCCGATAGGAAACTGGCTTGCCCGTGCTAACGTCCACCGTAATTCCTTGGAAATAATCAGCTGACCAACCAACCGACGTGTTGCCGCCGATGCGGTCGCCTTCGATGCCAACAAGCTTCAGTCCGTCCGCTCCGCGATGCCATTTTAGAGCATAATCACCATCGCGCGTTTCGCTCTTGTCGGCAATCGTGACCATCTGGCGGAAGTTGTGACGCCCCGAAATGTCGCAGCGCGCGAAGCAGTCGGAAAGGTAAGCTTCATAGATCGCATCCACCTTTTCGTCGCCCGTGTGCGCCTGATAGTTGAGCGTGCCGAAAGCATAAAGGCTTACCTTGTCAATGATGCTTTGAAACAGTCCAAAGTTTTGCTCAAGATCGCGCATCTGAGTGATGAGCGTGATGCGGTCGGGAAAGGCCGTGTAGTCTTCCGGTCCTTGGATAACTTTTGCCGACGCACGCAACCGCGTGTAGCGCGCTGCCTCATACGAAAATTCCCGCCGAGCGCGCAAACGCGACGCGCCCCACTTCGGGAATAGTCCTCCAATTACCGAGTCGAGTTTTGTCACCGCAGGAGCCGATTCAGTTGTCATTTTCAAGGGGGCTTAGGTTCCGAAGCGCGCAAAAGTCTGCGTCGTGCGAGTCCCGTTTTTGCGTGACAGCGCGTCGTTAATGTCGCCCAAAGTCTGCGCAACTTCCGCCAAGTTTGCGCGGTTAAACTGCCGTCCTGCAATAGTGTAGGACTGTCCGGCGACGGCAATCGCGCTCATGCAAGAAAGGTATTCCGTCTGCAATGTGGTCAACTGCGCCGCCGTGAGAGCGTAGAATCTGCCTGTAAAAGCCATGCCACTGCCCGCGCGTCAATGCGTTGACCGCTATTCTTCTGCGCGCGGCTTCTCTTCCGCCTGCTTTGTGGGCAACGCGAGCAACTTCATCAGCAGCGCAAAGCCAATGCCGTATTTGGCGCAATCCCATGCGTGATTCGGTTTGCTGCTGTGAATCTTTTCCCAGACCCAGCGCCCGCCCTTTTGGATTTTATGCTCGCCGCGCATTTGCTCAAGGTAGCTCGGCGGCGTGTCGTCTGGGTGCTCGTATTTTACGCCGCGCCCAGCCGCGAGATTTGCAAGAATGTCGGCCATGTAATCCTCGGAAAGATGCAGGTAGTTCACCGCTTTGCCTGCTGCCGTCGTGCGTTGCCAAGGCGAATACGGAAGCCGAATTTTGCGCGCCTCTTGCGAACCCGGCAGCGGCGGAAGCAAGTGAAGCCATTGCGTTTGATCGCTACCAAAAACGGCAATCCAACCATACTCGGCGCACTCCTTGAAAACCTCGTGCTTTTCAAACGCCGCGTCCTGCCAAACGCAACGGTCAGGAACCGCGTAGCGTTGTTGCAGGTCACGCATAGCCTCCTTAGTGCCTTCGCGCCCGTAGTAAAGCTGCCGCGAGCTTCCGTCCGCGCGCCACGCTCGCACCTCGCACCAACGATGCGGCGAGTCACCGCCAACGCCTTGCTGCCTGTCTGCCATGAGCGTGCGGTATTTCTCGCCGTCTAGCTTTTCTCCGTTTGTGTAGTCGCCTGCTTTGTACCCGCTCGCGGTGCCATTGATCGTCACGGTGAGGTAGGTTTCTTCCCACGGCAAACACTCGTCCTGCATTTTTACGTCCTTCATCCCGCTCATGTCGCCGTAGGCCGATTGCTCCATCGCCGCAATTTTACGCGTGATGAGGTCGGCGAATGTGTTGTTGAGCAGCGCATTTGTCGAAAAGCTGCGCACCTCGCGCGGCGATTTCTCGTGCTGCGCCACATACGCGCCATCCCGATTCCATTCCGCAAGTGTCGCCGGCGAGTCAAGCCACACGTCGCGCGTGTCTTTTGCCTCATAGCGCGCCGTCTCAATCGCCCGCGCTAGGGAATAGCTGCCGTCAGGTCGGCGCGCGTCGTCCGCCCACGTCAAGCCCCAGCGCGAGCCGTCAGCGCGCTTGCCGCCCATAAGTAGCGGGTAGTGCTTGCCGTCGCTCGGCGCGCGATAGCACCACGCCGCCTGATGCCCAGCGCGAAAGCTGCGGTCTTCAACGTCGTTTGCGTTGCCTGCCTGCGACACGTTCACAACTTTTTCGCTTTGTATTTCTGCAAAATCGCGCGTGCGGCTCACCGCTTGATTGTAAAGCGTCTGCCAAACCGGGAGCCAAATCTCCTCGTTAAACTGCCACCGGATGCCCTTGCCTTGAAAGTTGTTTGGATTT